GTACGAAAGATTACAACGTATGGGTGCTATCGATACCGAAGCAAGGCAAACACCTGAAATCAAAACAAAGCAGACAAGAAAGGCGAAGTAAATTCTTCGCCTTTTTATAGGAGAAGAACATGAATACGATATTAGACAAAGTTAAACTTGCCTTGAGGATCGTTACCGATGATTTCGATCTTGAAATACAGGATTTGATAGACGCTTGCCTTTTGGACTTAGGTATTGCCGGAGTCACAGAAGATGACACCACAAACGCTTTAATAATCCGTGCCATTTGTACCTATTGCAAATACCACTTCGGTGATGCCAAAGGGGTAGAGGAATTGGAACGCTTAAAGAAATCCTACGATGAGCAGAAAGCACAGATGAGCATGGCAACAGGCTACACGGATTGGCTGAAATGAACAGATCGGATGTAGCTTATTTAGTAGTCGAGACCTTCACACAGAACGAATATGGTGTGATGATCCCATCAACTACGAAACACAAAGTGTATGTAGATGTCGCAAGTGCAAATCAACAGGAGTGGTTTGAAGGGGGTAGGAATGGTCTGAATCCGCAATACAGATTCACCATTTTTACGTTTGATTACCACAACGAAAAAATCATCGAGTACAAAGGCACACAGTACACGATTTATCGCACCTATATGAGAAGCGTTGATGAATTGGAGCTGTATGTCGAATTAAGAAAAGGCAATGAGCAAGTACGTTAGTGCCAATGACTTCAGCGGTGCGGTCACTACTCTAATTAAGGATTGGTCAATTGAGGTCGTAGAACAGGCCAAGGAAGCTGTGACAGAAGTTGCTACGGAAGCCAGGAACGATCTGAAAGTCGAAGGTGCTTTTCAAAACCGAAGCGGTAATTATCGCAGGGGATGGAGAATTACTTATGACGAGAGAAGGTATGGCATCAAAGCAACTATACACAACAAGGTCTATCAGTTAACTCACTTGCTAGAGAGCGGTCACGCAAAATTCTTGTGGGGCAGAGCGACAGGAGAGGATGTTCAAGCGTTTCCTCACATCGCTAATGTCAATGATGAAGCACAGAGGAAACTTGAGGAAGAGATCAAAAGGAGATTGAGCGAATGACATTTCAAGAAGTAAAACAAATGATCGAGAGCATCGGTCTTCCTTATACCTACGATTCCTTTCCGAATAATGTCGCACCTGCACCGCCTTATATCGTATTCAACTATCCTAACAATGATGACTTTGGAGCGGATAACACAAACTATGTCAGCATCGATGTGCTGAATATTGAGTTATACACAAGCACCAAAGACTTTGAACTTGAAAAGAATCTAGAAGCCGTTCTGAATGCAAACGGCTTTTATTATGACAAAACAGAGACATTTATCCGACAAGATAACATCTATCAGATAACGTATGTCACCGAAGTAATTACAGAATAGGAGAACTATGGCAAACAAAATCAAATATGGTATCTCTAAGTGCTATTACGCAGTCTACGATGGATCAACCTATGAAACTCCTGTTGCTCTGCCTGGGGCGGTTTCGCTCTCCTTAGATGCACAGGGCGATCAAAGTACATTCTACGCTGATAACATCGTTTACTTCGCTACATCAGCGAATAACGGATATCAGGGCGATCTTGAATTAGCTCTGCTGCCGGATTCCTTCAGAACCGATGTCTTAGGCGAGACATTGAATCAAACTAGTGGAATCTACGTTGAAAAGGCAAATGTTCCGACTGTAGAATTCGCTTTGCTGTTCCAATTCGAGGGCGATGAATCTGCAACAAGGCATTGCATGTACAGATGCACCGCATCAAGACCTGGCACAGAAGGTAGCACTAAAGAAGAGTCGATCGAACCGCAGACCGAGACGATCACTATCACAGCTATGCCGAGAATTTCTGATGAAGTAGTCAAATCAAGATGTCCTTCAACAGCATCCGCATACGCAAACTGGTTCTCATCAGTAGTAGAACCTGCATAAAGAAATATGGAGAAAATCATAAGCATCGGTGGTAAAGAGGTCGGTTTCAAAGCTACCGCTTCCACCACAAAAAGATATCGAGAGAAGTTTAACAGAGATCTGTTCAAAGATATTTCTTCGCTTATCCCTAAAGTCAGCGAGAACGATCTTGGTGCAGAGGAATTGGAGATCTTCATGAATGTTGCATATGTAATGGCATGGCAATATGACCACACGATTCCTTCAGATCCTGACGAATGGCTCGATGAATTTGAAATGTTCGATATCTACATGATCCTTCCGCAGATAATCGAGTTATGGGGCATGAATACCGAACAGTTGGAAAAACCTAAAAAAAAAGTAGAAGCACAGAGCGGTCAATGACAACCGCTCTGTTCCTTTTACGCTGTGTTGAGGTTGGCTTGTCCATGAATGATTTGGATGAGTTAACTGTAGGCATGGTAAATGATATGTTCACCGAAAAGGCGAATGATAACTATGATTGGAAAGAAATCGCATCGCAAGATGACTTTGATAGATTCTAGAAGGGAGATTTATGGCAAGAGGTAGCAGAATTAAAGGCATTACCATTGAGCTTGATGCTAATGTCACACCACTACAAAAAGCCCTAGGCTCTGTAGATAAATCTCTGAAAAACACACAGGCATCCTTAAAGGATATCAACAAATTATTAAAATTAGACCCATCTAATACTGAACTGTTAAGGCAAAAACAGGAACTGTTAAAGAAGTCTATTGATGACACAAAAGACCGTCTAAAGACTTTAAAAGAAGCCTACAAGCAATTAGACGGCAAAGGAACAGAGGAAGCTAAACAGCAACAGGAATTACTAGCAAGAGAGATTTCTGAGACCGAAAGCAATTTAAACAGTCTTAAAGAAGAATTCAGATCGTTTGGTTCTGTTGCATCTCAACAGTTACAAGCTGTTGGAAAAGGGCTTAAAGATGTTGGCGATAAAATTACCGAAAAGGGCAAAGACCTTTCGATGAAGCTGACCGCTCCTATCGTTGCTGTCGGTGCGATCGGTGTTAATTACAATGCCCAAATGGAACAGTACCGAACCATGTTTACTACTCTGACAGGTTCGGCAGAGGAAGCCGATCGGATCATTTCTCAATTACAAGCCGATGCACAGAAGAGTCCTTTTGATTCAGCTTCTCTTATCCAGGCGAATCAATATCTGATTAGTGCCGGTGTTGAAGCTGACGAAGCAAGGACGATGATCAACAACCTTGGCAATGCGGTCGCAGCCACAGGCGGTGGTTCTGCCGAGTTGGAAAGAATGGCTCAGAACCTTCAGCAGATACAGAACGTAGGCAAGGCTACATCACAGGATATCAAACAGTTCGCAAATGCCGGAATTAACATTTATGGACTGTTGGCTGAATCAACAGGCAAATCTGTTGAGGAAGTCAAAGACATGGATGTCACTTATGAGGAACTTGCTAAAGCGTTCGCTATGGCATCCGCAGAAGGTGGCAAGTATTACGGAGCAATGGAAGCTCAAGGGCAGACCTTGAACGGCTCTCTAAGTGCTACCAAGGAATCGATACAGATGTTGCTAGGTTCTATCACGGAATCGGCAATGCCTATCATTGTCCAGGTTCTTCAGAAGGTACAAGAAGTGATCAATTACTTAATGAACCTCGATGAAGGAACGAAAAGAACAATATTGATTATCGGTGCGGTAATAGCAGCCATCGGTCCGGCATTGACTATAATCGGTTCAATAATCTCAATGGTCGGAACGCTAACCTCAGCCATAGGTTTTTTAATATCACCTATGGGTGCGATCGTTGTGGCGATCGGAGCATTGATTGCTGCCGGTGTTGCTCTGTATCAGAATTGGGACACCATCAAGCAGAAATTCTCTGAAGTATGGGAAAAGCTGAAATCTGATTGGCAACAGATCGTTGACTTCTTCAGAACGGGAATTGAGAATCTGAAATCGTGGTTCGGTGGCATCAAGGATGCTATCGCAAGTGCGTTCAGTTTTGATGGCATCAAGTCCAAGATAAGCGGTCTGTTCTCGTTCGGATCAGGCGGTTTATTTTCAAGTGGTGGCTTCTCTAGTGGTGGATTCATGAGCGGTGGTTCAATTACCATCTCAAACACTTTCAATGTCACGAACGGAAATGTTACTACTGCTACTTTAAACAGATGGGCTGATGTCATTACTGACAGAGTAAATGAAAACTTAGGAAGGATGGTCTAAATGGTAAGACATTTTGAACTGTACAATTCAAAAAATGATCAATGGGTTCTGACCGATCAGACCTTCCGTTGTTTCCTTAACACTCCACAAGGTTTAGGTCTGTCGAGATCGGTAACAGCCATCAGATACGGCAATAAACAGATATTAGATGCTATCGAAGAGGATTTCCCTGCACCGAGTGGGGAGATCCTTTTTTACGATGGATTAAATGAAGATCGGTATATCAAGTATGATCAGTTTGTGAGGTTTATATCTCACGAACCTTTGAAACTTGCCTACACAGTTCCAGGAGTGAACACGTTCACTTTAGATTGTGTTGTTACTCAATTGGACAAGACCGAAACAGGAGCAAACGGAATCCTCACTTGTCCTATTACCTTCCAAGGCTTATCTCTATGGAAAGGCACAGAACAAACGGTCACAGGCACAACTAATACATATGAATTAAACAATCTAGGCGATTTCCCTTGTGGTTTTGAAATCACGATAGAGGGCAATTTAACGAACCCATACGTTCTTTTATCTCAGAATGAAGAATTATACGGAGAAGCCAAGTTTGACGATACAACGGCTTTTAATTCGCTCTATTTGAATTCTAATGACGGAGAACAGAACGTAATCCTACAGCAAGGCGGTTCAGTATTGCCGAATCCGTTAAGCTACCAAGATCTGTCTATCTCTAATGGTTCTATTTATGTTACGTTCGTAAAGTTGGCAAGGGGCATTTCTGAACTAGAAATAGGGTATGAGAGCGGAAGTATCACAAGCGTTGAAATTAAATGTCAGCCGATATATAGGAGTGTCTAATGGTTAATTTACCAAGTGGTTACATACCAATGAATTACATTGGAACATCCAGTTCCGCTTATATTGATACAGGTATATATCCGTCCAATACGTTAGAAATAGAAGGAAAATTCAGTTTCGGATGGCAAGATGATGTTTCTGTTTACTTATTCGGATCGAGGAACACCAACTCCAACACATCGGCAGGGCAATTAGAATTGGAATGTGTTAACGGAAAGCCTTATCTTGGCTACTACAACACGAGACAGGCTATCGGTGTAGGGATGAAATACTACACTAAAAAGACTGATAATATTTTTTCGTTCTATTCAAGCACGTTCTTGAATAACATTGAAGGAAACAGTTCAGCTTTTACCGGCACAAGAACAATGTACCTAATGGCGAGAAATAATGGCGGAACAGCCCAACAGGGAACACCGATCAGCGGAAGAGGAATCTACGCATTAAAAATAAGCGACAACGGAACTGTATTGAAAGAATATGTTCCTGTCTGTCTGAACGGAGCTTACGGAATCTATGAAGCGGTTAGTGGCACGTTTACCACTTTCACGAACATTTCTCCGAATGTTCTTTTCCAAGTCAATTCCAATGGCGGCGGCGAAGCATACATCGAAACCGACAATTGCGGAAATACTGATAAGATTTACGTTACATATTCATCACAGAGCCTGTTTTCGGCTTTTCAGGACAATACTGTCCTAATCCATGCAAAGCCGAGCAAAGGATATGAGTTCCTTCATTGGACGAAGAACGGAAACATTCTTTCAGCCGATAGGGATATGTCCTATGATGTGACCGAAGCACAAACTTTGACAGCGGTCTTCGTAAAGAAAACCGACATGGTTCAGAATAACGGCTTTCAGGCATTAGGTCTGGAATACGGAATCGCAACGGCATCAGGGAGTTATTCAGGCTTATCAAGTAACATCTATGCAAAGGTTAGAAGTGCCAAAATTGTTGAGGATATGATGGCTAAATCGACATCTACAATTATTGTTGATTCTGTTCCATCTTTGTATCAGAGCAATATGCCTCTTATCCTTTTAAATTCCAAAGGCAAACAGATCTATTGCGGTTCTATCAAATCCATAAAGGAAAACGAAATAATCTGTCGAGAACCGCTGTCTGTAACAGATGCCGATACAGTCATAGAGCCTACACCTTTGTTGTCAAACGCAAATATAATCAGATACACAGCAAGCATCGTTGGTGGCTTTCTTGCCGGTTATCCAAAGATTGACTGGACAAACGGAACAGGCACGACACCAATCCAAATCAATTGGTTTCTAAACAGATTGGGCAGACCTTACATCGTGGGCGAAGAAAACTATATCTATTTCAGCGAAGACAGAAATTATATGGTAAACGCTCCTGTGGTAGAGGGAACAAGTGTAAAGAGCCTTGAGGATTATTTATTTGAATTGGCAAATCAGTTTATGATCCATTTCAAAGCAAGTCTTGTGACGGATTCTTCGACAAAAAAGACAAGAGTGATGCTGACATCAGCCAACACCTTCGCACAGACGAAGATCGCATTTGGAAATAACATCGAAGATATTTCAGATGTAACTGTTGAGGTCGAGGAAGCAGAAGCCAATGTTCTTGAGGTGTTCGCATCAAGCGGTGATACCGTGCGAGGCATTTACGGAGCGAAGACAGACGGAACAATAAAAAAGATGCCTGATGCGTTTGCTGATATCGATTCCAATTTCCTTGCCTATACGAACTGTAAGCTAAAAACAGTCTGTTCCGATGACAGTATCATCACGTTAAAGGCACAGTATTTATCGAGTGCGTTCTTCAATCATAAAATCACGTTCATTGTCGATTTATCAAAGGGGAACTTTACTTTAGATGATTTGCAGCTGGGCAGAAGGGTTTCGTTCTACTACGGCAATAAGATGTATGAATCTTTAATAACGGCTAGAGAGTATGAAATCAATGAGAACATTGATGATATCAAGTCTGTAAAACTGACTCTAGGAAAAGTCCGTAACACTCTGACATCTAAGCTAAATTTGGGTAAAACAAAATGATTCCAGAGTCAAAATGGAAACAGTACGGCTTACCTAATATGGAAGTCAAAGGAATCGTAATTCATAACACAAACAACCAAAAGGCATCCGCAGCAGACCTAGAGGAATGGATGATCGAGAATGATACCTCACAAGGTACGCACTTTATCGTCGATCACAACGAAGTCCGTCAAGTGATGCCTTTAGATTGGTCAGTATGGAACACAGGGGGCGGATATGATTTCGGCAACTTACATTGCATATCGGTCGAGATCTGTTCCAATCCCAACACTAGTCTGTATCTGCAAGGGCAGTCCAAAGCCATCGACTTAATCGAAGAACTCTTATGTAGATTCAACCTCACCAAAAATGTCATCTACTTCCATAGAGATTTCAACAATAACGTGAACTGTCCTTCGCAGATTCTTAAATTGTACGGCAACAAAAATAATTTTCTTTCATTGATCAAGGAGAAAAATTATGAACAATAGCATCTATGTCAACATGACACCCAATCCCCTAGACCTGCAACAGTTAAGTTGTTCCCAGGGCGACACTTCATCAAGAAAATTCCAATTCACTTTACATAATCAGGGTGAGGTCTATGATTTATCCAATATAAGCGACCCTGTCTTTACATCCTTCCCTGTCTCGGTAGGCGGTACAGAAGAACTGTTGCCAACAAACACAGGCACTCCTACCACATCTCCTATAGTCGCAGACATAAGATATCCCGATGGGTTAAGACAAGAAGAATCCTTTACCTATAGAGAAAGTCCGACTACAGTTAGTGGGAATGCGAAGTTAAAAGCTTTATATGGGAATAGCTTGGCATGGAATCAGCTACACAACGGAATAAGCACATCGCCTGCAACGTCAAACGGAATCACTTTTACTAAAGTAGATGAAACGAAGATTTCGATGAGCGGAACTTCAACACAGGGCTTAACAAGGCGATTCAACGATAACCTCGCAATTTCAATCGTAACAGGGCATAAATATTTGCTGATGAGCGGTCACGCAGATGTCACAGGCATTCGACTAGCCTTATACCAAAACAACTGGGCATCAGCTTTAATTGTCCCTTTAAGTGGCGGTATTATCACGGCAACGATGACAAGCGACACGGCAAGGTTCACAGTACAGTTCACAACAGCGAATACAACCGTAGACAATCTCGTCCTTATTCCTCAAATCTTCGACCTCACTCAAATATTCGGAGCAGGGAACGAACCGACAAGTGTTGACCAATTCACCTCATTATTCCCATTAACCTATCCTTATACAACAGGAACACTTTTAGATTTTAAGGGAACGGAGATAAAGACAACAGGGAAGAATCAAGTTCTCAAGGTTATTGAAAACAGCAACATTGATTCCACAGGTAAACTTATTGCGGATAGTCAAACCCTCTATGATATGGCAGTGGCTCATGTCATCAAAGGTCAACAGTACACTTTCCAACCATCTCACTTAAACGAGATAATGGGGTACTTTTTAACTGAACCATCAATCGGAAGCCAAACCTATGACAAGAGCAGAATCACGAACGGCACATCAACATTCACGGCTCAAATCACAGGATATGTTGCAATTAGATTGGTAAGACCTCAAACCAATGCACAGTTAGAATTTGGCTCAACCGCTACAGACTATGAACCTTACACCGAATCAACCACATCCTTACCAACATTAACTTACTTCCCAACAGGAATGAAGAGTGCAGGAAGTGTAAGGGATGAACTGACGGATAATAAGGCGACAACGAGAGTAGGAACGCTTGTTTTGAACGGTTCTGAGGCATGGACAAGAACAGCGGCAAACAACTACTACATCCAAGTCAACTATATTGCTAGGGCATCAGATTACAGAGAAACCATGTCGTCAGACAAGGCAACGGTAATCGTTAACGCAGGCGATTCAACCACAGATAATTCTCCGATATGGGTCGCAGGATATCCACAAAACTCATCTTATCGAGGACAGAACTGGCTTTATATGCACAATGACAGTGTTAACACACTTAATGACTTCAAAGCGTGGTTACAAGCTAATCCTGTCACAATAAACTATGAATTAGCTACCTCATCTGAGGAGTCTATCATGTCTGCTACTTTAGTTACTGAAAATGGCGAAGCACCTTTATATCATAATGGCGATGTATTGGAGTGTGAATGCAATAGCGATATTTCTAAGGAAGCCGGGTTCTTCGATGCCAAAATCGGCTTTACAGATAATGATGGCACGAACTATTCCAATAAAATACAGTTGCACGTTGAAAGGAGTCCGCAATGATCACAAATTACTACAATTTGAACACGATTCCGAATAGAGTCTTACCGATGGTCTTTGTTTCTCAATATGACGAAGCACGAAGGATCTATTTCAACTTATTTAGCGGTGAGGAAGTATTTACACCGAGCGGAACTGTTACAGTAACTATTGGAACTACTCAAGTAAATGGGGTTATCGATGGTAACTCCGTTTACTTCGATGTTCCGTCTTCTCTAACTGAAAAGGCACAAATATTATTCGGTGAGGTTACTATCATTGATGGCGGTGTGTTGGGAACTTGTAACTTTAGGTTTAAAGTGGACAGTACACCGATTGAAGTTGCGGAAACTGATAATACGGCAAACGAAGCCGTGTCTCTTTTATTAGGTAGGTCTGTGAAGAGTCCGGATTCCTTAAAAGCGGTAAATATTTTACTTGGGGGTGAATGATGGGGTTAATTGATGAAGCTAGACGAATGAGGTCATTTATCGAACAGATGGCTACTAGTTTGGACGATGAGACGGCAGAACAGCATGCGGATGTATTTCCGTCTTGGGAAGTAAATAGGATGTATGAAGAAGGCTTCCGAATCCGCTATAACGGAGTGTTGTATAAGGTATTGCAAGAGCATACATCGTCAGCGATCTATCCGCCTGATGTCGCAATAAGCTTGTACGTTAAATGCCACAAGCAAGACCCTCACGAAGAATACCCAGAATGGGTTCAGCCGACAGGAGCACACGATGCTTACGCTAAAGGTGAAAAGGTTTCGCACAACGGAAAACATTGGATTTCGGAAGTTGATGCCAACGTATGGGAACCTGGAGTCTACGGATGGGGTGAGTATGGAAACAATTCTTAAATTAATTAGTGAAGCACTCCAAGAGAACCTTGAAACAGTAGTATTGATGCTCATTGTTGT